TCAGCGTTTACAGCAGAAGAGAAAGAGCCCTTACGAAGAGCTGCCTCTCTAAGTCTACCAAGTTCTGCAATGTGATTCTCATAAGTGACTTCATGTTTTCTAATTCTTTCTTCTCGTAGTTCACCAATATATTTTACAACAAGTGGTGATAACTTTGGATTTGTAAGTTCAGAACCTTCTTGACGTGCTCTCTTCTCAGAGTACCCTGCTTTCTTTGCAGCTTCAGATTGAGTAAGTGGTCCATTCTCATCACCGAACACAAGAAGTTCCGCAAATCTTTTTTGCATTTCTGTTAATCTTTTTGGTAATCCCATAATTGACAATTTAAGGTAACTATCCTATATTGTCAATCATGAAAGTATACAAAGATGAAAGAGGAGAACACGATCTCGAACGTCAAATTGAAACTTTAAAATTAAGAGTTAGAGAGTTAGAAGAAATAAATGAAGCTCACAAAAAATTAAATGGTGAGTTAAGAGAGGAGTTAGCACATGTTCGTAAAGCACTTACAAGAATACCTTGATCAATTTACCGATGGTAAAAAAGGTAATGCGGTATCCAATGCCAGAGTGTATATGCAGATGGGTGGACACTTAGAAGAAATAAAAAGAATTGAAGTGCAAGATTCAAATATTATTGGACAAAATTCCATTCGTGTTGTATTAAAACCAACAAAAGAAAAGCTAATTATCGCGCCTAACACCCCAGATTAGACACCCTAGTTACCTTGAAACCTGAGAGAAAATTTTATGAAAAAATTCGTAAAAGAATTACGAATATTAGTTGGATTCGACTTGAAAACAATAGCCTTCATGGCACTCCCGATCTATTGGGCTATAATAATTCTGGCACCTTTTTCACAGTAGAGCTTAAAGTTACGAAGAGTAACAAGGTTCGTTTTTCACCACACCAAATAGCCTTTCATGTAAGGCATCCGCACAACACCTTCATCTGCATTCAGGCCCTCGGTTCGGGTGCCGTGAAACTTTATCGTGGTTCAAGAATCTTGGAGCTTGCTGCTTGTGGCTTGAAGCTTGAAGCTTGCTGCTTGGGGCTTGACGCTTGTGGCTTGTTGCTTGAATCGCTTGGCGCTTGAAGCTTGTCGCTTGCAGCTTGTTGCTTGAGGCTTGAAGCTTGGGGCTTGTTGCTTGCAGCTTGAAGCTTGTGGCCCTGACCAGGGCGCACGCTCACCGGCTGCGCTAGCCCGTCGTTATTGCTAATGGCCTGGCCAGATTGTTGGCGCTCGGTGTAATTGCTATTCTCTTTCGAGTAAGCATCGCACGACCGCAGCGCCTTATTACGCGAGCGTAATTCTTTATAATACTTTGGATGTTTAAATACAAATGTCATTAATGCTTCCCGTAACTTATGTTTCTTATATCACGGTCCCAGCATGCCCTGCAATCTAAACATTTATTCCCTTGCTTCGATGACGGGCAGCTGTGCTGCCCGTCAGTGGTAACCGTGGATGTCCACGGCCAAAAGGATACTGGGCCCTGGTCAACCATATGAGAGCTGAACCTTATCACCAGATTACGGGGTACTTCGTTAATATTGACACGCTTCAAGATCTGAGCTTCACGCGTTGGCAACCAGTGCTTGGTCTCTGGCGTTGCTTTACAAACTCTAAAAATATTCTGTAAGTGCTCCAGCGACTGCAAGTCGCCGCTGTCGTGCCATCTAAATTCTTTATGTGGTTTTATCAATTGCACCATTGCATCGACCCAGCCTGGATCTTTAAGAGCTTCCAGTCTACGCTCCATCGCTGTCTTAACATTGCTGAATCTGTATCGACCCTTCAAAGCATAACAGCCAAAACAGACTGAACCTGGAACCTTGGCCAGCTTCTGGCCAGTGATGCATTTATAAGCGGGCAAATTATAAGCAGGTCCAGGCATCTTGCTGGGCTTGCTCAGTCCTCCAACTATTTTTTCTAAATCTTTCTTTAACATAATATCCTTTCTACAATCCTTTATAATCCTTTATTCTTTCTTTGTCAAGCTGCTTGCCGCTTGTTGCTTGGTGCTTGTTGCTTGGTGCTTTGAACCCGTCACGCTTGCAATCTTCCAGCCATTGAAAAAATTCTTTGCAGCTCTTCAGGTAGCTTGCTGGCAGCGTGCTATGGTCATCAGTGAACCATGGTAATAAATTATTTTTTTTAATTCTTTTCATAATATCCTTTCTAAATACATCCTACACTATCCAGGAAGCATTGTCAAGCTTGCTGCTTGAAGCTTGTGGCTTGTGGCTGTTATGCTGTCGCAACATTTAAGAGGCTGCCGAAATCCTCCACCACTTGACCAGTTGGTCACTTCAGTATTTTAGCCAACGGCATAACCCGTTGTAACAGGATTGCTGTATCACCTTTGATCAGTGAAGCGGTCTCACCTAGGATCTCCGACTCTTCACTGATCCCTGGTCAATTGCAATTGTACCCGTAGCGGTTCTAGAAACCTATACAATTGACCAGGGATCAGCACCATCTAAACAAGTAGATGCTGATCCCTAACTAGTTATCTTTTTTCCAATTTTCTAATCCTATTTGTTAAACCTTCTATTTGTTGATCTTGCAACAAATTATATTCTCTTTGTTGCTTAATCATATTAAATAATTGTCTTACTAAATCTAGCATATCTTTATCTTGATTTACTAATTGTTTTGTTATTTCTTCTTGTGTTGTCATAATATACCTTTCTGGCTACACTATACAGGGATTATCCTATAAAGTCAATGACAATAGTGTCGCACTTAGTTTAGAATTATTCTAAACTGACCAGCCGACGCCAGACTGTCTGTGTTCTAGCGGCGGCGGCGCGTCGACTGATCCCAGGTCCCTTGAGTGCTGGCCAGTAGTCAGGATCCTGTCCGCTTAATCTACACCACTCGGTCAAGAGACCAGGGATCAGTTCTGGTTGTTCACTGCACGAAGACGGCAAAGAGCGGTGTGACGTACAGCACAACCAGAAGTTGTCCCGAAAGTTTTTCTTTAGGTGCTCTCTAAAACTTACAAAAAAGACAGGGTCATTTTGAGTTTTTTAATTCCGTAAATAACAAAAGGGAATATATCCAATATAATACTTGACAATCCTATTGTCAAGATATAAAAGAATTTTTATGAAAGGAAATATAAATATGGAAAAACAAAAACGTATAACTCTTAATAGTGAAAAAAGAACTGCAATAGCAAATGTATTTCAATCTCACTTTGAGAGAGAAGAAAGCCCTGTAATGAAAAAATATTACAAGGCAAAAGAAACTTACAATAATTTCAGATCACAAATGAAAATCTTTGTTGAAAAAATTGTAAGAAATCAACAACCAATAGAAGATGTTGAAACCATTAGAGCCATGAGAAGTAAATATGGAGATAGTGGTGGTGACTTGTATGAAGATAGTTGTTTTGTTTTTAAACATCACTATACAAAAATAAGAGATGATGGTTCAGAATATAATGACTATGATACTTGCCATGTTAAGTTTGGTTTAGGTCGTAAGTTTGGTTTAGCTTATTATCGTGATGATATGAAAGCAAAAAATCTTGACCCTGACCACTACTATCGTTGGGGTCGTGATGATAGAAGAAATCCAAGATATTATGAAACTGAAACTGCGTGTGAAAAATATCTCGGCTACAACACTTCTTCTAATGATGATAAATCTGTAATTACTCCAAGATCAGAATGGAATAGTGATTTTCAGTTATGGGTTATTGGAACTTCTTATTGTCATACGAGAGAGTTTAAAGTTGATGAAGATACATTTAATGTATTGAAACAATTTAATGACGCAAAGGAAAACGTAATCTTATGCCATGAAAAAATCTTTGACTACGTTGAAGATAAAATGAAGAAGTTAAGATTAGGTTTAAAGTCTTATAGATATTTTGATCAAGCTAAATCTCTTGCTGATAAGTTAGGCATAGCTTTAAATGAAAGTGTATTGAATGAAAGTAGTAGCCTTGCATTATCAGTTTATAGCCCTGAGAATTTGGCAAGTCTTTTGGAAGATAAGGTTGAGATGACTAGAGAGGAAAAAATCGCTATGTTCAGAAAACAACAAAATGTTTCTGTAAATTAGGGGTTGACAAACTAGGGACAATCCTGTATTGTCCCTAGTAGAAAGGATAACAAAAACATATGAAAACATTTTATATAACTTACTACTCAAACAAGGATAAGAAACACATCACTAGACAGGGAAAGCATGACGAGAAATCTCGTTATGGTGTTTCTAAAAAAAACGTACCTTACTATGTCTATTATGATTTAGATGCACATGGATATAGAACTGCTACCACTGCGTGGAAAGTGAGGCACTAATGGCTTATAATTGGTGCCATGGCCCTAAGTGTCATACTAACCACACTCAAGATAGAATTAGAGGCAACAAGGGCTCTAAGGTTTTAAGGACTAAAAAGATAACCGAGAACAATTGGAATAAAGAAACTATTTGGTCTGTGTTTTGTAGTCAAGGTTGTTATACTGATTTCTTTTATAAACATTGGGCGGCTGTCATTGCGATTGCACCAAGAACCGAGCCTTTAGAAACTCCGATTGAAGTTGAGGTAATTCACCACCCTGAAACAACTACAAGTTATGGGTGGACAAGAAAAGCATGGACCGAAAAGAAAATAGTTGACAGCCCTACCGAAGATGTGGTAGGATAATCCTAGAAAGGATAAATATGAAAATAAATACAAACGACAATGAGTTCAAAATAATAGCCGACCCAAAGGATGAGCCAAAGTATAAAGAAGT